GCACCAGTCAAGAACGAAGGCCAAGCCATCGCTTACGACAATGCGCAAGAAGCATGGACAGCTCGTTACAACCACGAAACTATCGCCCTTGGCTTTAGCTTGACTGAAGAGGCAATCGAGGACAACCTCTATGATTCCTTATCAGCTCGCTACACCAAAGGTCTAGCTCGTGCTATGGCTTACACCAAGCAGGTTAAAGCTGCTGCAGTATTGAACAACGGTTTCAACAGCCAAGTTACTTATGGTGACGGTCAGGCATTGTTCTCTACAGCACATCCATTGATCTCTGGTGGTGTTAACGCCAACACTCCATCTACTCCTGCTGACTTGAACGAAACCGCATTGGAAAATGCTGTTATTCAAATCGCTGCATGGACAGATGAGCGTGGTCTTTTGATCGCTGCACGTCCTAAGAAATTGGTTGTTCCACCTGCATTACAGTTCGTTGCAACTCGTTTGCTTGACACTGAATTGCGTGTTGGTACAAACAACAACGACATCAACGCAATCAAGAACAACGGTTCCGTTCCAGAAGGTTACACAATTAACCACTTCTTGACCGCTACCAACGCATGGTTCTTGACCACTGATGTTCCAAATGGTTTGAAACACTTCGTTCGTACCCCACTCCAGAATTCTATGGATGGCGACTTTGATACTGGTAACGTTCGTTACAAGTCTCGTGAGCGTTATTCCTTTGGTTACTCTGATCCATTGGGTGTATACGGTTCTTACTAATCTAGTAAGCTCCAATAAGAACCCCGCTCAAAAGGCGGGGTTTTTGTTTATAATGAGTTATGAAAGTTATTTATGACCTTGGCGCCAATAACGGCGATGATATCCCTTACTACTTAACCAAATCCGACAAGGTTGTGGCTGTTGAAGCCAACCCACAATTAGCAAATAAAATTAAAGATAGGTTTTTACAAGAAATTGAATCAGGAAAGCTTGTTGTTGAAGCTTGCGCAGTTACGATAAATAACGCATCAGAAGTTAATTTTTATCTTTGCGACGACCCTGTTTTAAGTACTTTAAAAACAACTGATAACAGTCGATTTCAAAAGACTACTTTACCAGCTAAGAATGTAGTTCATTTGATTAATGAACATGGATTACCGCATTACATCAAAATAGATGTGGAATTTTACGACCATATTATTTTGAAATATTTATTTGAAAATGGCATTAGACCGCCATACATTTCAGCTGAATCTCATACTATTGAAGTATTTGCGCTAATGATTGCTTTAGGAAATTACAATAAATTTAAAATTGTTGATGGCGCAACCGTACATAATACTTACCCTACATTTCCTCCCCACGCTGCAGGCCCATTTGGAGAAGATGTCCAAGGCGAATGGTTTGATAAAGACCAATTCTTTAATGTTTTAGCAGAAGCTAAATTAGGCTGGAAAGATATACACGCTACTTACTTGTAGCATTCAACGCATAGACTTTCTAGCTCTCTGCCGGGATTCACTGGTTCAAGAACATTAATATCTTCTAAGTCACTTTCGCGATAATTGGTTCTGCGTATGTTTTTAAACCCGCACCAATCTAACATAAATCGCAATGTATCCCAGTCCCATCCCATTTTGTGTCCATGATTGTGTAACATACCCATAAAAATAGAACCATCTGTGGGGTAATCTTGACCAAGGTATGCATTACGATACGCGTCCAAAAATTCTCTATCGTGCTGTAAATACTTTGAACACCACAACTCTAAATCAGGCACAAGAATGCGCATAATTGCACCATCTTTCATGGCAGTGCAAGATTTCTTTAAAAAATTAACCCCATCTTGATAGCTTAAATGCTCTAAAAAATGGCAGTTATAAATTACATCAACATCTTTGAATGGGAAATCTTTACTTAAATCTACATTTAAATATATATCAGAATCTGGATGGCCATCTTCCCATCCCACATTAATAAATCCGGGCAGGATATTTCCACCGCATCCTAAGTTTAATTTAAGCATTTTGGGTATCGGTTCTATTTAAGCTAGTAGAATGATCGTTATCTGCTAAAGCTAATGGAGGAAAGCACAGGACACTTTTGGTCTTTTCATAAGCTGCTGGCATAGCCATATCTAATCCTGATGGCTGAACTGTCATAGATCCGCCATTAGGGATATTGACAGTCACTAGATTTTTAAGTGGGTAACAAATATCTAAAAACTGCTTCGCACCCTCAGGCGTAATGCTGTAACAAAAGCTACCATTAAATAAATGCAAGCGCATAAATGTGTAGTTAACGGGATTATTTAAATATCCTTGTTTATTTGCCCGCATACTTTCTTGATTAAATACAATTTGCATGGGAGATAAAAATGGCAATGTGCTTACAGTTATTGGACAATCAAAGTTCCATCCCCAGCAGACAAAATCAAATGGATTAATGATATCTAAATGATATAAAGAGTTACCAATATCTTTGTGCAAAAACGCATCATCTTCGCAAATAGTAAACATCTCATTTCCAGCAGCGCACATCTTCCAAAGCTCAATATGCGACATAGCATTTCCTAGCGCTCCCGGACGATAGTTTGGCACTTGTTTAATTGTGCTGCCATCTACTGCATCAAATACTTCAAAGTTTATATGGCCATTTCTATCTCTAAATTGTTGCAGTCTTTCTGGAGTTTTCTTTAATGAAATAACATAATTTTTCATAAAACCTCTTGCAGAAACTCTTTGGTCATTGTCATGCCACGCTCAAACTGAGCATCAACATCCTTATATCTAAATACTTTCATTACGCCATCTTTTATATATGGTTCAATAAAGTTTTGATCTCTAGGCTCATCTCGATAGTCTCCAAGCCATACGAAAGTAGGAATTCGGTTCATAGAACTCATAGTTTTAATTCCGCTATCACTGCCAATAACTGCAGTGCATTGACCAACATAAGCCAAACTCTTCGCAGGATTAGGATCGCATACAAACTTAAGGGTTTCAGATTGACGAATACCCATGCCCTTTAATTCTTCCTCTAAGCCAAATACCATAAGGTTGTAATCTTTAGACTTTAGATCTTTAATTACGCGCGCAGGAATAGATTTAAGAATCATTCCAAACTTCTTTTGGGTATCAATAGAAAAGGAACTGCCATTTACATGGACTCCCACTACGGGTTTACCATTATTAAACAAAGGCTTTTCGTGGTCAAAAGGAAATATGTCAAAGTATTTCGTTCTTGGACATAGAACATACTGTTCAGATCTTGGCAAAGCATTCAGAACTTGATTTTGTTCATCCAATGTTTTGAATATAAACAAAGCTTCAGGTTGTATCCCAACCGTATCCCAAAAATCTTTAGCTCCTTTTAAATGGGTTACACAGCAATAACGAATATTGTTCTTTTTGTTTGCATCAATAAATGGCAGACATTGTAGAAAGTCTCCAACCCCACCTTGCAACAAAACTATTTGGCCCATTTAATTAAATCCTCTTTAATGTTTTGAACTACAGATTCCCAATCGCCCAATTTGGGCTGGCGGTAAAGTTTAATAGTGGGATACCAAGGGCTATCGGTTCTATCCATAAACCAACGCCAGCAGGTATCAAATCGGTTCATCATCCATACCTCTTTGCCCATTGCGGCGGCAACGTGGCAAGTAGAAGTATCTACGCAAATAACCAAATCTAGGTTAGCAATATAAGCTGCGGTATCCGCAAAGTCTTTAAAGTAGGCAGTATCATTAATCATATTCTTCCAGCCCAAGCAGTCTTCTAACTCTTTTTCTGGGCCTTCGCCTTTTTGCAAAGAATAGAAATTAACATCAGCTTCTTTTAATGGTAAAAGCTTTTCCAAAGCAATATTTCTGCGTTCATTAACCGCCCATACTTCTGGCTGGTCAGGCCTAAAACCACCACTCCAAACCAAACCTACATTCTTTTTTCTACCAAAAGAAAAAAATTGCCCCTTAAATTGGTCTACCAATTCAGGATCTGGTTTAATGTAAATTCCATGAGGGATATTGTCCATACGTGTTTTAAACGCGTAAGGAAGGCTCATAAGCGGGATATGGT